TTCGACATCCGCTCTTGGAATTCCATTTGTTTAGCGTTCGACGCCGTTTGGAATTCCATTTGCTTGGCCGCTTGCGCGTCCTGAAACTGCATTTGAGCGAATGCCGACGCCTGATCGTTTTGAAACTGCTGAGAAGCGTTCTCCCGCGCTTGATCGTTAGCACTAAGGGCACTGAAGATAGAAGAGCCCGCCGTTATCCAGGGGTTCCCAGTTGCAACACCCACCGCCTTAAGCGCAGGCGCTGCAACCTTTTTGACCCCTTTCCAAACTTTAGAAAGGAATCCCATGGCTAGAAGTGGTCAATGAGACCCGGTACGCCGTAGACAGGCATCGGACGCGAGCAACGCATCGACCAATACGAATCGAAGAGAAAATGCGGCGAGGTGTTAACCGCAATCACCCGATCGATCGGGGGGTTTTCCTCTATGAAGGTCGAATCCAATACGGGCGGCGTTGCGAACTCCTGAGACAAATGCCACGAATCGAGCGACGTGGCGTAGTTCGAACGGAATTCGCCCGTGATCAATGACGGCTTGTAACGGTATTCCGCGTAACGCTCTTGATATCCGAAAACCTTGTCGTCATCCGCGGGAACGCCTTTGGCGAAGATTTCCTTCTGAAGAACAGCCTGTTCACCAATATGCGAAAGCGCGGGCCAATAGAAATCGAAACGGGTTTTTCTAGACCACATTCGATTGATTCCCTGTTGGTAAGTAAGGTCAGCACGAACTGAAACGAGACCCAAGATAAGGCAATGTTCGGTGAAACTTGCAGTAAATCCGTGCTTATTAAGCACAGCAGTCCCGTAAGCAGCGAGGTTTCCTTGAGGAGTTGTAGCATATGTACCTGTCGGCGAATTTTGCGTTACTGGGTGAATACCAATCGGCGAAGAACCGCCACCGAGGTACTCGGGACGTTGCAGACGCGCATCCGGAGAAGTCACGCCAAAGTGCGATTTGATCAGTTCCGTGTACCGCGTACCGCCTCGAGCGTCACGCTCGAATATTTTTTGAATCTGGAAGGCTTGCCGACGGCTACTGATAGGTACCGCCGTAGCGGTTGAAAGATCAGCGATCCACATCGGATCTTCACATTGGACGCGGCCCGTAGAGCCGGCCGGATTCTCATACGGCACGTCCTTAGAAGCGCTGGTAGCCGCTAACTTGGAAAGGTTGCTCCCCGCCAGTTTGAATACCGGTTCGGCATCGCCGTACCCTTTGACGATAGCAGAAGCGCCAAGCGGGATCGTCACACCCGGACCCTTCTGTGGCCAAGGCAAAGCCGACGTGAAGTAATCATGGCGCTTACCGCGACGCAACAGATTGTACGTGCCGCTTTCATATGTTTCCGGCCCATCCCCGGTAGGAACAGGGACAGAGTCTTGTAAATTTTGGTCGCGATACCACTCATTCCAAATGAGGTTATAAGCACGATGCCAAAGCGACGAGACAGACAGGCCACCAACACCGGTCGGCAGCCCAAAATAATCTTCCAGCGATCCCGGATCATAGCCGCCAATATTCGTGAGTTGCGGCACCGTGAAGTCGGTAGTGTCCTCCGGATTTTTTTGCTCACCATTGAATTTTTGCCAATTGTCCCAGACCAGCCGAATCGGAACGCTAAAGAATTGCGTATCCATGTACATGTTGTCCATGATCGGAACAATCGGAGTCGCCAGCCGCGCGAATCCGGTCATATTTACGCTGAACGTATCACCGGGAAGCGCTTCGTCAACCAAGATAGGAATGAGATACCCGGCATCAAAAGTCGTCTTATAACCGTGAGAACGATCGAACGACGAACGCGGTATATCCGCTTTAGGAACTTGGCTGAATTGGTGCGTCATTACGGAACGAGACATGGATCACTCCTTTATAAAAGCAATAGCATCAACGAGAAATTTTGGCGTTTTGTAGGGAATTACAGCGCCGCTAATATCATCAAACTCAGCGATAACTACCAACCGAAAATCTTCCGGGAATTTCGAGAGCATGGTATTTGGGTCACGCACCACGGCGCCGAAGTCACGCGCCGCCATTTCTTCATTCAACGAGATAAAAGGCGTGGAATAAAAAGCCCCTTTAACGTCATACACGGAACAGATAATTTTCGTAGTCATAATGGTCTTTTCAGAAAGGTTTTCAGTTTAGATTCTTGGATTTCTTGGCGAACTCGGAGCCGATCCGGGGTATTGTTCGCCGCTTGTTTTTTACTTTGTCTAAGACGCCTAGCTTTGACTTTTCTAAGTAGTTCCGGGTCCTCCTTTTCCAGTTTATTTGCGTAATATTTCGGCGGTTTCAGCTTACGGCCACGGAGCACAACAAAATCTGACGGGAAAACTTCTTCCGAGAATTTGTCGTACCACTGAGCGCCGATAGCTGGCTTGAGCGACATCGTTATATATTCCGGTTGCCTTCCGTTGTAATGGTTTTCAGCTTCTTCACCATTAACTTTTTTGAGAATGTAACGCGCGGTATAAGCCGCAGACTCAAAAGTGACAGAGCCGATCCAGCAATAACCGCGCCCCCAGATTTCCTCAAGTTCATCCGATTTAAATATCTCATTGCCTTGTGCATTCCGATTGTGAAAGCGTTTGTCAGGGAAGGCATAGCCATAAATTATCGCGTGATAGTGGGGCCGGCCGTCAGTATCGCCATATTCACCGCAATGGAAGTACCGAATTTTGCGGCCAGTTCGCTTACGCAAGGAACGTATGAACTTTTGAAAATGGCTTTTATCAAGTGAGCCGTCTTTAGGGAGGTGGTCATCGTTATACGTTAAGGTTATGAAGCTCTTTTGCTCGTGGAATTGAGCCTCATGTACGCAGCGCATCGCCCATTGTCGGGAGCGTTCGAGCCTGCATCCGATACATTGGCCACAAGGAACATCGACAGGTAAATCACGGTATCCGTCCTTGAGATTGAAAACAATTGAACGTTTCCCTGACGGATTGACATGAGCCGCCCGGTAGCCGTGAAGGGGGGCATAACACGGCATCGGGAGTTAGAGGCGAATGCCACCCCGCATCGGATTGCCGGCAAAGTTCTTGCGATGGGAACGGGACGCCGTCTTGGTGAATTGGCGTTTGCTCTTTGAGGCGGAAATAGCGTGACGTTTCATTGTGTCCTCCGGGAGGGTAGTAAAGCATTGTTATTAAAAGAAAAACAAGCGTTGAACTCATTAGGGACCACCTAGAACAGTTACAACAAGTATATAACTGTTCTTTTTCGGGTCAAATCCTTTCGGTTTGCCCTGACGCGCTCCGCTTGTCGCCTCCCTCATTTCTTGCGAAACGAGGGAGGATGATTTCCTGACGATTAGAGGCATTTAAATAAGTAGGTTGATAGTCAGGTATAGGTTAGGCGTCGTTCGTTGAACCAACGACGCTAGAAGGGCCTTCCTGAGCATCTTTTAGAAGGCCCAGAGTGCGCATTTCCGGAATATTTGCTGAATCAGAGCAAAATTCCAAGAATTGCGCGGGGTCGTTCCCAAAACGGGAACGGAGTTTCGAGGGGATCTGCATGAACAGATCTTCAGCCCCTCGGCAGAAATCAAGCATTTCTTGGAAGGTCGCAGATGGGCATTCCAGATACTGAGGAGCGACCTGATTCAGAACGGGCATTTCGCCCGTAGATTGATAACGCGACATGATGGTATTGATATCGCACTCATCTTTGAATGATTGCTTAGTCCACCGAGAGTTAGGTGGGAACGTGAGCGAGGTATCGCATTTTTTATCGAAGAGAGATTGAAAGTAGGGATGAGGATCAGGTAGAGGTTTTTTGAGCGTGAAAGACATAATTTTTTCCTTAATAGGGAGGTGGGAGAGATAAGGTTATTTGAGTTTAGCCGTACCGACCACAGGAATAGCGTCGGTAAGCATTTTGATATATCCGATAGCCTTAGCATATTCGGTATCGTTCATGTCGCCTAGTCGTCGTGCCGTTTTGTACTCCTCCTTGAGAATATTGACAGATACGCGGAGCTTGTCAGCTTCCGCAGGTTTGAGGTTTTTCAGGTCGTAACGCTTAAGAAGAACATCGAGGTCTTTAAGCTCCCGATCAACGCCAGCGTTGATGTTTTGTTGCCCATACAGACCAGAAAGCGCCTGCTGCGCATTTTCCGAAGCGTTTTTATAACGCGTGTCGGCATCGACGTTTCCGGGTCTCCGCCTTTCGGTTTCCGTTTGCGCCACAGTGAGCTCTTTGTCCGCTTCGATCTTTTCGATCTCCGCCTGAGTCCGAGCCATTTGCAGAGCCGTGCTACCAACATCAACCAGATCAGCTTTTGACGCACTGGCTTTAGCGCCCGACATGGCAGAGCCAATCGCCGTAGAGCCAGCAGGAGAAGAAGCCCCCATTCCCCCTGTTCCGGAGAGAATGGGGTTCAGCCCCGCCGCACGAAGGTCGGCCACTTCGCGCTGATGCGACGTG